AAAATATAGAGTTATGGCAATGCAACCTGAAATTACTCAGGGCATTGATGAAGTTGTTAATGAAGCAATTAGTGTCTCATCAGATGATAAAACTGTCGAGGTTGTATTGGATGATACCGATCTCCCTGACAAAGTTAAGAATAAAGTAACTGAAGAATTTGAAAATGTCCTGACATTATTGGATTTTCAAAATACCGCATATGAAATATTTTCCAAGTTCTATGTAGACGGAAGATTAAACTATCATATGATGATTGATAATGAAGACCTTAAGCAAGGTATTGTTGAGGTAAGATATGTTGATCCACGGAAACTTAAACTTATTCGTGAGGTTGATAAACGGTCAAAGGATACACATTCCGGTATTCCCGTTAAAAAAGTAAAAGCAGAATATTATATGTATTCTGAAAATGGATTTGGTGCCGATAGATCATCATCAGCAACTCAAGGTACACAAGGCTACAAAATTGCTAAGGACTCGATTGCTCGAGTTACTTCAGGCCTTATGAATGAAACTAATTCCCTTGTTTTGTCATATCTACATCCTGCAATTAAACCACTCAATCAGTTGAGAATGTTGGAAGATGCGACCGTTATCTATACATTAACGAGAGCACCTGAACGCCGTATTTTCTATATTGATGTTGGTAACTTGCCGAAATCAAAGGCTGAACAATATCTGCGTGATATGATGGTTCGCCATAAGAATAAGTTACAATATAATTCAAGTACTGGTGAAATTAGTGATGCCCGCAAAATGATGACAATGACTGAAGACTTTTGGTTCCCTCGTAGAGGCGGTGAAAGGTCAACAGAAGTTGATACACTTGCAGGAGGTTCATCTCAGGCACTAAGTACTGATGAAAATATGCAATACTTTAAGAACAAGTTGTTTAAATCATTGCGTGTACCGTTAACACGTCTTGAGCCTGAAACAATGAATACTTTTGGTAGAAGTACAGAGATTACTCGTGACGAATTGAAGTTTACTAAAATGATCCGCCGTGTTAGGTCACGGTTTGCTGGATTGTTTACTATTATGCTCGAAAGACAATTGATCCTTAAAGGCATTATGACACCTGAAGAATTTGCACAGATCAAAAATGCTGTTCGTTACGATTTTATTAATGATAATTACTTTGAAGAATTAAAAGAAGCAGAAATTATCCGTGAACGTATGCAAACACTACGTGATGTTGAAGACCATGTTGGTGTTTATTATTCAAGAGAATGGGTTATCCGTAACGTCCTTCAAATGTCAGATGATGAAATGAAAGATATGAAGGAACAGATTGAAGCTGAAAAAGCTGAATACCCTGATGAGCCTGCAGAAGAATAAAATGATAAATAGAATTAAATCAATTTAGGAGAGGCGTTATGAAGTCTTTTAAACAAAAACTAGCTGAAGTATCGAAGCATAACCGCTCCGACGAAAATAATCGCTTTAAAGATATGCACGATGCTGAAACAGTTAAACACCCGGTTGCACCAGACGATCAGTTTACTGGTGAGATCAAAGGTAAAACTATGAAAAAGCGCCCTGCCGATGATGGCACTGATGCAAAATATGACTCAGCATATATCAAGAAAACTGGTTCAGATGCAGGTGGCGGTCGTAAGTTAGGCGAAGAAGCAAAACAAATTGATGAGATCTCACGTTCAATGAAACCTATGAGCAAAAGCTTTGGTAAAACAGTAGATCCTAAGAAGTTTGATGCATATAAGAAACATATGAAAAAGCATTCCTTGGATGAGCCTACGGTCCGTATGGCACACGATAATCCAGATCAGGGTGAATCAAAACGTATGATGAAAAATCCAAAATACGCAAAAGCATTGGATCTATATAAAAATTCTATGAAAGAAGATGTTGATCTTGCTGAAAACCCAATGGAAGAAAAGCCAATGATGATGAATGCTTTGCGTTCAATGTCACACGCAATGCAAGGTATTGCGGCATATGTGTCAAAAACATCAGATCCTGAAGAATGGTTTCAAAACAAATTGGCAGGTGTGGCAAAAGAAATGCAAACACTTTATAGTTATGCAACAGCCGAAGTAATGTCAATGGGCGAAGAACTTGAGGAAACAACTCAAGCTGCTACAAAAAAACCAGTAACTATGACTGGTCCTGATGGCAAAACTCGCACAGTTATGAAAACAACAAAAGTAAAACAAACAGATGATGATGGCATGGATAAAATGTCGGAAGTCAAAAAAGTTAAAGCAAATGACTTAATCAAAAAGGCTCTTGGCGGTGGTATTAAAGAAAGCCAAAGTGCTGCACTTGCAAAAGAATTGGATAAGGCAACAGCTGCAACCAAAGCTGGCAAAAAAGCAGTCACATTGAAAAAGGCACCTTGGGAAAAAAAGAATGAAAGTGTCAATTTAGATGAAGCAGTAAGACCTGGTAATTTTAAATTTGACAACGGTAAATCAACTAGGATTTCACCTCAAGATGCTAAATTGCTTAATTCAATGTTTAAAGGTTTGAATACAAAAAACCGTAAACAAATGGAATCTGTTATGAAAAAAGATCAAGCAGGCTTTGACGAAATTGTAGGATTTGCAAGAGAAGCACTTTAATAAAGGATTAAAAGGTAATAATATTATAAATATATTACAAATAAAGGACCTAATGATATGAAACTTATTACAGAAATTTTTAACGAAAGTGCCGCAACAAGCACAGAATTAAATGAAGAAACTGGCAAAAAGTCCTACTTCATTGAAGGTATCTTTATGCAAGGTGACATTAACAATCGCAACGGTAGATGTTACCCATCCGAAATCCTTGAGAAAGAAATGGTTCGATACAATAAAGATTTTGTTGAAACCAAACGAGCTCTTGGGGAACTTGGCCACCCTGATGGACCAACCGTAAACGGCGACCGTGTATCTCATTTGATTACTGAAATGAGGAGAGATGGTTCAAACTTTATGGGTAAAGCAAAATTGCTTGGTACTCCAATGGGTGAAATTGTTAAGACATTCATTGACGAAGGAGTTCAGGTCGGTGTATCAACACGTGGACTTGGTTCAGTTAAACCAACAAAAGATGGTATCATGGAAGTTCAATCAGATTTCCATTTAGCTACTGTTGATGTTGTAACCGATCCGTCTGGCCCTAATTGTTTCGTAAATGGTATTATGGAAAATGTTGAATACTTTTATGACATTGCTTCATCTTCTTGGTTGCCTGCGCAGGTTCAAGAACAGGTTGCTGAAGTGATTGAAGAAATTCAACAAGAAGTTGAAACACAATATAAAACAGTTGTCAAGCGGATTGATGAAGCACAAGCAGCTGCTATGTTGAATAAATTTATCGAATCACTCAGAAAATGAAAATTATAAATATTAGGTATAAAGAATATAACAAAAGGAGTAGTAAGCATGTCAGATGAACTACAAGAAAAGTTTGTAGCCGACGATGGTGTTTCTTCAGTTGAAGATCCTGTTACACCAAAAGGCGGTACGGCAAAAAAACACAAGGCTGATGTAGCAAAGAAGGTTGATCCAACACCTGAAAAAGTTGCAGCAGTAACACCTGGAATGAAAGAAGATGCAGAAGCTGCTGATGCAGAAGTTGTTGTAGAAGAAGTCGTTGAACTTGACGAATCAATCTCAGCAATGTTTGAAGGCATGGATCTTTCAGAAGAGTTTAAATCAAAAGTAACTTTGGTATTTGAAGCAGCAGTAAATGAAAGTGCTGCGGCAAAAGCTGCCAAAATGAATGAAGAATATTCAACACAGCTTGATGAAGAAATGAAATCTTCAATTGACTCAACTGTCAATGGCCTTGTTGAAAACCTAGATTCCTATCTCGACTATGTTGTAGAAGAGTGGATGACAGAAAACGAAGTTGCTATCGAAGCCGGCATTAAGGTTGAAATGGCAGAATCGTTGATGGACGGTCTGAAAGGACTTTTTGAAGAGCACAACATTGCAATCAACGAAGATACAGTTGATGTTGTTGCTGAGCTTGAAGAAGAAGTTGAAGGATTGAAAACTGATGCAAATACTCGTATTGACGAGAACATTGCATTGCAAAAAGAGATCACTTCTTTGCAAGCCGGAAAAGTGTTCGCAGAAGTCACTGAGGATCTTACTCTGACCCAACAGGAAAGAATGAAGGTTCTTGCTGAAAAGCTCGATTTTGATAATATCGAAGAGTACACCGCAAACCTTAACACTCTTAAGGAATCATTCTTTGCAGAAGCAAAAGCCGTAACGGAAGATGCTAATGTTGAGGAAGACGAAATCATTGTAGAAGATACCGTTGTAGCTAAACCTGCATCAGATCATTATACAGTTAATGCTCTCGTCGAGGCTCTTAACGCTAAAACACATTTGAAATAATAACTTTTATAAATATATCCAGAAGAAAACCAAAACAAGGAGATAGACAGATATGACTCAGTCAAACTAT